GTATTAAAAACTCCTGCCACTAAAATTTTTCACAATGCAAGTTATGACGTAGGTTGGTTATTGGTGAATGGATTCGAAATAAATGGTCCAATAGTTGATACTATGATTGCAGCAGCTTTAATTAATGAGAATAGATTTAGTTTTAGTTTAAATGCATGTGCTAAAGATTATCTTGGTGAAATTAAAAACGAAACTTTCTTAAATGAAAAAGCAAAAGAGTGGGGTATTGATCCAAAAGCTGATCTTTGGAAGTTACCTGCAGGTTATGTTGGGTTCTATGCTGAACAAGATGCAGGTCTAACTTTAAGATTATGGGAAAGATTGAAAACAGAAATTTCTAAACAAAGCTTACATGATGTTTGGGAGATGGAGATGGAGCTTCTACCAATACTTATTGAAACAAGGAGACGTGGAATAAGAGTTGATGAAGCAAAGGCTGCAGGTTTAAAAAAAGAATTTGTTACTAAAGAGAAATCAATTCTGCATGAAATAAAAAAACAAACTACATTAGATGTTGATATTTGGGCAGCAAGAAGTGTAGCGCAGATCTTTGATAGAATAGGTGTTGATTACCCACGGACACCGAAAAGCGGTGAACCAAGCTTTACGCAAAACTGGCTAGTAAACTGTGATAACCCGATAGCGCAACTAATAAGACAAGCAAGAGAAATAAATAAATTTCACTCAACATTTATAGACTCCATTCAACGTTATGTTCACAAAGGTAGAATTCATTCTGAAATAAATCAGTTACGTTCTGACCAAGGTGGAACTGTATCAGGACGTTTATCATACTCTAACCCTAACCTGCAACAGATTCCTGCAAGAAACAAAGAGTACGGAGATAAAATTAGAAGTTTGTTCTTACCTGAAGAAGGTAGACAATGGGGTAGTTTCGACTACTCACAACAAGAGCCTAGGCTTGTTGCACACTATGCTGCATCTGTTCATGATCATTTTGAAGGTGCAGCAGAGTTCATTGAAGCTTACAAAAATGAATCCGCAGACTTTCATCAAATTGTGGCTGATATGGCTGGGATCACTAGATCGCAGGCCAAAACAATTAATCTAGGATTATTTTATGGAATGGGCAAAAACAAATTAGGTAAGGAATTAGGTATTTCTAAGGATAGAGCTGAGACTTTGTTAAGACAATACGGGGAAAGAGTGCCATTTGTAAAGAAATTAGCTACAGACGTGTCTAGCTCTGCTTCAAAATATGGGTTTATTCGGACGATAAAGGGCCGTAAATGCCGATTTGACATGTGGGAGCCTGCTACCTTTGGAATGAATAAAGCCATGCAATACGAGGAGGCTAAGGCGATTTATGGTAACAATATTAGAAGAGCGTTTACTTACAAAGCTTTAAATAGATTAATTCAAGGATCTGCAGCTGATCAAACAAAAGAAGCTATGATTCAATGCTACAAGGCAGGATATAAACCTTTACTTCAAATTCATGATGAATTATGTTTTTCAATAGATAATGAAAAAGATATTAGTGGTGTTAAGGAGATAATGGAAAATGCAATCGACAAACTTAAAGTTCCTTCCAAAGTTGATATCGCACTTGGACGATCCTGGGGAGAGGCGAAGGAATAGCAGCCCCTGCAAGACTTGCAAGGGCACTAAAATTATTCTTGAGATTGAGGATCTTGAGATTGTTCGGAAGGATCCTTGTCCTGATTGTTCTCCGACTCCTTCTCTTCTTCGATCTTACGCAGCTTTCTAAGTTCTGCATAATAACTAGGGTGTTTCCATTCAAACATCTTTGTCCTCCCTCTTTGTAGCTTTATTAAATCTTCTTATTCTTATATTATCATTACTCCAATTTGAATTATTATAGATTGGAGGATAAATTGCAGAACAGTCAGGTTTAAAACTCCAACTTTTACATCGGTAGCTTTTAAATAGTCTTCCTTTGGTTAACATTTTTTGCTCTCCTATAATTTATTTTTTATAATTATACCACACGCAAATTTTTGATTTTTTATTTTATTGAATAGTAGAGCATCACCTGTTGCAGGGGTTCTATTCTAGATGCGACAACGAATGCTTTTCGACTAGAGACGAGGGTAGCCTACGATTTTGATAATTTTTTTAAAAAGCTAGTTTTAGCTAGCTATATCAAGAAGACCTTTTTTAGCGTCTTCAACACTTTGATCATTAATCTTTTTTTTAAGATCTTTGATCTTGATATCGATCCACTTCATGTCAGTCGTTACTCTGCCTTGCTTCAACGCCTGGTTTGCCCACTTGGACTCCAACTGAAGTTTCTCCGATATTAACTTTTGTAGTTGCATCTCGATCAACCTCCTCGAAGGTTAGGAATAAATGGTCAGGATTATGATATCCAGGCCCTTCCCTTTCTATTACATCTCCTGAGTCAACCTTCTTTACAAACGTCTCAAGAGCCGACTTATCGTTCTCAGCCTCAAGCGTCTCATTAATATATATATTCTTATAGTTTGCTTGGACGCGATAAATCTTCATGTAATATTATATATCAAACTTAGTAGGTAAATCAACTATGATGGGGTGCCAGATTTTTTTGTGTCAAGCTCTTTACACTCAAATTTTATAGCTAATTTTTCTTTGTTTATCTGATCTTTTCCATAGTAGTCATCTTTTTCTAATCTAACAAATGTGTCATAGGCCATCTTGTAACCCATTTTTGCACAATCAAAGTGGCTGCTGAACATCAAACCTGTGTAAGTTGCTGATGTGCATTGTAAAGTGGCTATGCTACATAAGTGTAAAACTAGCATTAATTTCATATAAAGTCCTATAATATCCTATCTTTTTATTTACTTGCAAATCCCATGAAAATAATTATATATCTGTCCATGAATATTAACAAAGAGGTTATCATGTCTAAAGATAAAAAGGAAGCTATTACAGGTGCTGCTGAAAACCTGAAAGAAGCTTTGGTTTTGAGACCTGAATGGGAAATAAAACCTAAATCAATTGAAGCTGAGCATTCATTTACAGTTTCATTCAGCGAAAAGACTGGTGTGCTTTTACTTTCAGTCAATGGTGATTACTATCAAAAAATAGTAACCAAAGATTCTATTGAAGGAAAAGTAAAATTTCACGAAGCGTTAAGTAATGTAATCCACAAATTTGAACTTTGGAGGGCATATGCCAAAAATTAATTTAAAAAGTAAATCACCAGAGTTCAGAGAGTTTGTAGAGAAACTTGACGACATACTTTCCAAGACGCAGCACTTAACTGCTGATGGTAAAGGTTTGGATGATACAGACCAACATTTCAAGGACCAAGTAAAACGGTTAGCAACTGTTAGATTGGAATTTGAATTTGCTGCACCTGTGTATCCAATCAATGAATGGGTATCAACTGATCTAGTGTGGTCAGAGATACAAGCCATAAATGATGAAGAAGATATAAAAGCAATCGTGAGGGCACGAGATGTACAATAAAAACGTTTTATATTTTTTTCTATTATTAATCATAATGCTAATCTCACCAAAAGTATTTTTACTTATGGTGGGCGGCTTATTCTATACAATGTTCTAACCAAGGAGGATAAATGAACAAAAAAATAGAAAATAAATTTTTTGAAACTACGGATTATACGAAGTTCAAAAAAACTAGAGGCAACAGACCTGTAGATCCTACACACGTGTTGCAGCTAAAAAAGTTAATTGCAGAAAAAGATTTATATGATCCAATTCGTGTAAATAAAAACATGGAGGTTATTGATGGCCAACATACTTTGGAAGCAAGAAAACAGTTAGACTTAAAAATACCTTACATCATCATGGACTCTGATGACATTCTTGATGTTGCAAGATTAAATACAGGTCGTAAGAACTGGTCGATGAACGATTACCTTAATCAACATTGTGCTAGAAATAAAATGGACTACAAAATTTGTAGAAACAAAATGGCTCAGTACGGTATCAATGTAGCTGAAGCTGTGGTCCTTTTATTAAAACAAGCATCACTGTGGTCAAGAATAAGTCATGACTTTAAAACAGGTCAGTTCACAATTCCAGCAGGAGGTATCCAACATTGTGATTTAATTGGGAGCCGATTGATGCAATTAAAAAAATACTTCTATGGTATGGAGTCAGAAAAAAACAAACGTTTCAAAAGATCGATGGTGTGCTCATACATTGTGGCTCATAGACATCCTAAATTTGAACACTCACGTTTTTTAAAAGCTTGTAAGACTAGATCTTCATGGTTTTTAACTGGGACTTCTACTGCTGATTATGTGGCTATTATTGAACGTATTTATAATGCAGGACTTTCACCAAAAAATAAAATAAATTTGGTTGAATTTTACAAAAGCAAAGAGTATCTAGAAGCATAGGAGTGGACAATGGATATAGAAAGATGGAAATCATGCGCTGTGGACATTGAGTCCTACACCATCATAAGAGCAATGGGAAAACAGGGGTTCAGACGACCAGGATCCATGATTGCAAAGCTGGTCGATGATGAGATCCGTAAGATTGCTAAGAAGGAAGGCAAGTCTTATGAGAGCATGAAACAGAATTTACTATCTGAGGGCAAGAAGCTGCTTAATGGTAAATAGATCATAAGGTTGGATGGTTAACCTTTAAACCTAGAGATCGGAAGAAGGCCCGGGAGACTGGGCCTTTTTTTTACTTGCAATATAAATTATAATTTAATAATAGTTAATAACGTATTCCTAAGCCTAAATGAAACAAGTGGGGCTTTCAAAACACTTTATTTTCACCGAACAACGAATCATAAAATTAACTTTTAACAAAAGGATATTTTGTGGGTAAAGCTGTTAAAAAAAGCAGTGAAGAAGCATTGAATCAAGCTCTGGACAAACTAGTGATGGTGTGTCCAAACAAGAGAACTTATGATGAGTTAACAAGTTTGATGTTTCAGTTGTATTGTGGGAATGACTTTGGTTTAGGAAATTTTAGTCTTTCTTTTCTCGAAAAAATCGAGGCTAGATGGCGACAGGGTAGAAAAAAGGCAGCTGAAGCTGCTGGACTTAAGCTAGTCGTAAAAAATGTGTAACCACGGTGCATTACCACAATCCATATCTTTTCCCGCATCGTGGTTATGCAGATGTCAGAACGTTCAGAAAAATTAGCTACTGAAACTATTTCTTATGTAAAAGAAATGGATGGGCGTGATAAGACTGATTTCATCGATTTAATATTTTCACAATATAAAGCATCACGAAAATTAAAATATCCTAAACGTGAGGTGCTTAAATTTTATGACTTGCTCTCCAAGCTTGTTAAAACTTTTGGGCATTAAATTGGCCATGGAAATAATTAAACCTAAAGTTTTATCAGAACAAAGGTTATTCCAGGCGATTATTGTCCAGGCGTTGGAAGATGTCATGAATCCTTCAAGTTTTAAAAAAGAAACTTATTGGAAAGAAGATGCCTACAGGTGGTTTTATAATAATTCTGTGGACTTTCAGGATGTTTGTTGGGCAGCCGATATGGATCCAGAAGTGATTAGAGATGAATTTATTAAATTAGTTAAAAATAAAAAAATTTATTTTACAAAGTTACAGACTCATTGGTTAAATTATAGGGAATTGTATAAATTGTATCGTGAGGCTGAGAGTAAAGAAGAAAGAAGAGAAATTAAAAAAAGAATAGATTTAGAAAATTTAAAAAGAAATTCTTAGTCATGGTGGTCTGAGAAATTTAACTCCTGGGGTCAGCAAGAGAGCAAAAAAGCTTACCCCAAGAGCAATATTAACCAATATGGAAGATAAATCCATGATTCAGTGTACATTATTTGGTGGGGATGGTCAAAGCAAAACGGCCACCGGAAACCGAACCAAGTAAATAGCCCCCGATAGCCGTATTCATTTATCAATTCAATTTTCTATATATAGATATTCTAGAGTAATTAAAATAAAAAAGTGCTCAGGGGGTAAAAGAGGTGTATCTGGTGTATCCGAAGAAGAATAATGCTTATATATCAATACTTTAAGTGTGTTTTTATGGTGTATCTATGGTGTATCTATGGTGTATCTGGGATACACCACTCTTGTGGAGCAGCTGTCAGTTGACTATCAGAGTATAGTCATTACTTTGAAAAATCTATATAATATAAATATTATGATGAAAAAGATTATCTTTAATACTGCTAAAGAGCAGTTTCGAAAAATGTATAGAAAACACAAGTCCCAAATGAGACGTGCTAAAAAAGATGCTAAGCGTGGCATACGTGGAACTGGTGTTGAACCTTATGGTTTAAAAAAACGTGCACTAAAGAAATCAATTAGATCTACAAAATTTATGAGTAAGGCAGAATATTTAAAAATGCCAAAAACTACAAGTTTACCAAAAGGTGGTAAGCCACAGATCTTTGGTAAGGCTTATGCATCTGATAAAAAAGGTAAAACCATGAATATAACTTTACCTAAAAAAGAAAGAGCAGCTATCCAAGAAGGTATATCTCAATCAGTAAGAAAGTTTTTGTCAGAAAGAATTGGACGTAAAGCTAAAGGTGGTATATTCAAGGCCAAAAGAGGTAGATTTATTTAATGTATAAAAAATTTAAGGCATTAGGTCAGTTAGGAAAATATTTATACAAGCAAGGTAAAGAATATTATAAATCTGGTGGCAAGAAACAAAAAGATATTGTGAAAGAATCTGGTGTAACCAGAGCAACAGCTAAAGCAGATATTAAATCTGAAATTAAAAGAAAAGCATTTAGAAATAAAAAACCATCTGATTTCATTCCTAGAATTAGTGGTAAAGGATTTGGAGGGGTAAAAGATATGTTTACTGATAAAAAAATAAAACAATCTAAATATCAATCTGATCTAAGAAGATTTAATGAAGGTATTGGTAGAGATCCTAGAAAAAAATAATGAAAAGAAATCAACTTAAAACTGAGCACGAGTTGACTCCAAAGCAAAGAATGTTTGTGGAGATATTAGTGCAAGAGCATGGTAACATTACACAAGCTGAAGCATTAAAGCGTGCAGGTTATGAAAGTAAAAGTGTTGAGACTGCAAGATCACATGCATCACAATTATTAAATAGAAAAGTTAATCCTCACATTGCAAAATTTTATGACAAAAGATTTGAACAAGAAGTTAAAAAATACGAAAGTGACAACTTAAGAAGATATAAAAGATTAGAACGGATTGCAAATTCAGCAGAGAAAGAAAAACAATATGCTGCTGCTATCAATGCTGAGTACAGGTCAGGACAATTAGCTGGTGCTTACGTGGATAGAAAGGAAGTTACAGTAACTGGTCTGGAGGGTATGTCACGTGAACAACTTGAAAAGAAATTGGAAGAGCTATCCAACAAAATCGATGGATACAATGCCAAGACGATTGAAGTTAAGTCAGAAAACGTTGCAGAAATTGAGCAAGGCTAGTTGGTCAGATTGGTTAGATGCATTTAACCAAGTACACAACTCTACGATCACAACACATGTTGGAACAATAAAGGTTGAGATTGATGACTAAGAAAAAAATATCAATGCCCAAAAAAGTAAAACAAGAGATTGATAGATACCCAATGGTATCGGTTGAGTGGTATGATATTGTCTCGGACAGTAGTTGGAGCAGCTTCAATGAGGTTATGAAATCAAAGTTAGCTACCTGCATCACCAAAGGTCATCTACTTAGTCAAGCAAAAGGTGTTACAAGAATATTTGGAGATTACTCATATAATGATAATAAAACAGAGATTGAATCTATTGGTAATACAACTATAATTCCTAATTCAGTGATAAAAGAAATAAAAAAACTTAGTTAATAATGTCTAATAAAAATAGAGAAAGTTTATTATGGCAGAAAGTGAAAAAAGGACTTAGTGAATGTTTTTTAACTCGCATAGAATCTAGCACAATTAACGGAATTCCTGATATTCATGGTGTACATAAACAAGGTGTATTTTGGATGGAATTAAAATCAGATGAAGCTGATTATCCTAAGCTAAACAAGTGGCAAATCGTTTGGATAAACCGTTACATTAAAGCTGGTGGAGTTGTATTTATCTTGGAAGAGACCCCCTCGCAAAGACTCCTTAAACTGTACAGGCCGGTGTCCAGTTTCACTGATCCTCGGTCTCTCGTTCCTCGTTTCTCGTTCTCGGCTACCGGTCAGTGGTCGAAGGTCCAGCATCACCTGCTGGAGGAGCTGGCAGCTCAGGCAGCGTGATCCTCGTTCTCGTTTCCTGGCCACTGTTTTTTCCCTCTATGTTAGCAGTGGCCGGGTGACGGGATCCGGCAGCATGTTCTCGTTCTCGTTCTCGGGCAAAGCTCGGTTCTCGCTCTCGGTCAGACCATCAACTGGGATCCCGTGCAGCGTACTTCAGGAGCTGGGCACACGGATCAGGAAAAGTTCTGGACAGCAGGGGAAGAATGGGATAACATGAGAGAAACAAAGGAGGATAGATATGGCGGTAGACTTTGACGCTTTAGATCTCGTTAGAACAGAGAACAAAGCTCGCGCTTACAACAGGAAAATAGAAGAGCTCGCGCAGCGTAACAAGAAGCTGGAGGCACAGGTGAAAACTCTCGCTTCACTGCTGGGTGACATGTGCGTTCAAGCAGATGAAGATACACCTTCCAGCAGCAGGACTGAACACTTCAGGAATGCAATGGACAGTGCGTATGAATATTTGGAAAAAGAAAAGTTAATTTAGCTCTTGACAATTATCCCATCAGGTCTTATGTAAGATCTCTGGCCTGTAACGCTGGCACATTAACAAGTCGCCTATGTAACAAACGAAAGGGTGGTGCAGGCCATTACCAGATGCGATAAAGGAAGAAGGATAAGTAGCACATGTGAACCGCGCCTCGCTGGTAACAACATTAGGAGAGCAATGATAATAGTATACACAACCATCATTTACCTGGCCGTACTCTTCGGTACAGGGATCATTTCATTAAACATATAAGGAGGAAAAGATGACAACATTAAAGAAGCTCGTGAAAGATATCAATGCTGAGAATGCACCACCTGATGGGTGGACCAAGCAGGACCAGGTGAAGGACGAACCCGTAGCTGGGAAGACATATGCGTTAACCGGTGGCCCGGGCTCGCGCTGCATCGCTAATGGTAACAGCTGGGCAGAGTCTGAGGTGACAGATGCGGATCCAGCTGCAGGTCATGTCGATGATCGCGGGACTAATTAGTGCGTACATTTTCTTTCTAATTCTTTACCCAAGGGGCACAGGATGGTTCACCTTCATCCTGGCTCTCTCGCTCGTTGCAGCTGTCGGTTAGATCTCTCGCTCGGCATTAAGTAAGACTGGCCCGTGCAGCGTGATCCAGATGGTGCTGGGTCACCTGCTGGGAACTCTGGCTGGAAGAAGCCAAGTGGGTTGCCAAACAATTTAGAATGGTTCTAAAAGATAATTGTTGCAATCATACATGGGAGTTGATAAGAGAGGAGACAAACTAACAATTAACAAAAGGAAAAGTTATGGGACTAGACCAACACGCACATTTGCGTAACCATAAAGTTGATTGGGATAAATATTATTCTGACAACGAAGAAGAAAGTAAGAAAGAACATGAACAGGTTTTCGTGTGGAGAAAACACGCGAGACTACAACAGTTCATGGCGAAGAAATGGGAAGAACAAAACCCTGCTGTAGAACCAGAAGGTATGTTGGCACATTTGGGTTTTAATGCTGACCAAGAAGCACCTTGTTATATGACTAAAGAGGTCGTTCAAGAATTAGGCGAACAGATAGAAAAAGGGTTCGCTGACTATGTAGCCGAAGACGGTTTCTTCTGGGGACAACAATTTCAAGAGGAGAGTGTCAAGGAGTACAAAGAGCAGGACATGAAGTTTTTAAAATTCTGCGAACAAGCGATCTCTGAAAACAAGGTCGTAGAATATTGGTGTAGTTGGTAATGCCAAGAGAAAAGAAGCGAGGCGACATTGTCGCCTCGTCTCGTTCCTCGTCTCGCGTTGAGAAGAAGAACAAGAAAACAGGAGAACAGCACCAGCAGGAGTTCACGCGCCTGATGGAGAAGTTCAGCAAGACAGCAGGATTAAATATATTGAGTGAACCAAATAAGGAGATGTTTGAAAAAATCTTTAATAAAAAAGATAAAAAAAAGTTAAATTAATTCTTGTAATGGGAATTGATAGGATATAAAAGGATAGGGCAAATCATAAGATTTGTATAACTTAACAAAGAGGAAAATATGCCAAATGCAATAAAGAAGCTAAAGCAAGACGAAAAAAAATCAGTTCTTGCATATGCTCAATTAAAGCTAAAAGCAAATAGACTAAATAAAGAGTT